TTACCCAGACGCACGTTGAGCGTCCCGGAGAGCGCCGTAGAGGACGGATCACCCTTCTGCAGGTACGGAAGCGCGGTCGTGAAGTAGTCCGGCTTCTTGGCGGACTTGAGAGGGCCAGAGCCCCATCCGGACTCAGTCAACGAGTCCGAACCATCGTCGGTAGGGACCGTCACCTCATCGATGATGTTTTGGTCCCGATACCACTCGTTGTAGATCTTGCGGTATCCACGGAAGGGTAGCGCGTTCACATCCGTGACCGTGGGCTCCAGCCCGATCGGAATTCCGAAGTAGGAAGCCAGGTCATCCGACTCGACCGCTCCAGCGGTCACACCCAGGACGGGCATCGTGTAATCCGTGTCCTGGGCACCGGCCGCGTCGTGCTCCCCGAGGAACGCGGCCCAATTGTCCCACACCAGCCGGTTGGGGACGAAAAAGAAGTCGATGCCGATCTCGATATTGTCCATGATCGGCGCATCGAGCGGCGAGAAGATCCGCACGAACGAGAGCAACTTACACGTCATCGTATCGCCGGGAATCACCTCCCGGCACAGATACGGAATCAGACGACCCGCATCAAAGGTCGTCTTGTGGTTGTGAGAGTGGTTGAACTGCGACCGACCCAGGCGCATCTTCGGGGCCTGGTAGGTCCCGCCGGGCGCTCCGCCCGGAACCCGAACCATGTCACGCATCGAGCACCTCCTCGATGTGCACGTCCGGACGCTCCAGCACCTCGCCGTCCATCACCGAAGCGCGAGCAACCTGACCGTTCGTGGGATTCCTCATCTCCACGAACGTGATCGCCACACCCAGCGACTGCAGCTCCTGATACGGACGGAGCTGGCCCTTCTCCTGATCGAACTCCCCGACACAGAATAGGGAGTAGTCCTCCGGGAACTGCGAGAACGGGCCTTTGCCCGAGTTGACGGTGTGCCGGAACATCCGGAGCGCCACCTCGACGGTGGACGCAGTGAACGGCTCCAGATACCTGTGGGCCGCTGAATCGAACACCGTGAAAAGCAACAGCTTCATACGCCACTCCTTGAATTGAAAAGCCCTACACGGGCCCGGTGAACCTTCTCCTTCATGATCAACTTCTCATCGCCGATCTGAACGGCATCGAGATAACGCTGGTGGCGGACTTCCTCCATGACGAGAGGCTGGTAAGCCTCCATCCACTTGTCGTAGTACCGAGGAGGCTTCCGCTCGCGGCCGTCGATCACCACGAAATCCCGTGGGTAGACGTCTCGCCAAAACCGCTCAATCCAACGCCTGCCCAGAGCCGGGCTCCGGGACATGCGAGAAAACTCCTGCTCGATCTGGACGATCTCGCCTGTCAAGGGGTTCACCCGATCGTAGTACTCGGGGTCATCCTTGTGGCGGACCTTCTTCCGAACGTAGCCCGCAACATACAACGCAGCTTCGTACGTCAGAGGGGTAAGCTCGGTCATCCCGAGCTTCCAAGCAGACTGAAGATCCTCAGCAATCCAAACCGGCGAATCATGACGCCGAGTGTGAAGATCACGAGCAGAAAAGCGAGGACCGAAGAAGCAAGCGTGATAATGAGGACGCTTGGTCTCCTCGCCGTACTCTCCGCACAGGTAATACGTGAGAGTCTTCGGCGGAAAGCGCTTGCGAAGACGCGCGAGAAACCGCCGGGGATGCTCCGAATCCAACGAACCGTTGTGAGGAAGATTCTCCGGAGCATAGGTCAACGTCGCGAACCAGGACGCACGGGGCGACCCGTTAGGCTGGACACGAGGGTACTCCGCCTCGTGCATGATGCGCACCGCCCATTGCCCAGCCTGATCCATACGGCACCCGAGACATGATCCACATGGCACCGTAACCGAGTCAGCCCGCCTGGCTGACTCAAACGTGGCCTTCCGCAACACGTCCACCTTGGACGGGTGATAACAGGCGATTCGCCTACCCGAGACACGAGGTCATGACGGTGGCCAAGAACGCGGAAAGCGCACTGAGCAGCTTCGAGAGCTGCTGAAGAAGCTCGGGGGTCATAGTCGTATCCCCCCTCGCAGCCAATACGAACCGGTGTTGCCACGCCGGTTCTTACGGTGTGAACGCTTCACACCTCGACGGAACGTCCTCCGAGAGGACTTCCTACCCATCCGCTGACGCGATGGCATAACTACCTCCAACCTTAAAAGGAACCCAAAGCCTTCCGAGATAGAAAACTGAAACCCAGAGAATGAAATAGCAAGAAAGCCCCGCCTCGCTTTGCTCGCCTGACTGCGCGCACGCGGAAACGCGCGCACGCACTGGGCTCGCTGGCTCGGCGGGAGCGTAGGCACGCTTCGCGTGCAGACGAATAGTCCAATCAGATACGCAGTGTCGCTGACGCTCAACTGACAGAAAGGTTTCAGTGGGCACATAGTAGACAAGGGAGACTATGTGCAGAGGCCAGCCGTCTAACGGCTGTCCAGAAAAACGAGCTCCTCGAGGAGCTCGAAAAGTTGGACACGTCCAACAAAAAGAGGGCCCCCGAAGGGGCCCTCACCGCCTTGCGGGCGGTAACAGCTACTCGCTGACAGGAGGGGGCTCCGGCGGCGAAGCCGGAACTGGCTCGTCGTCGAGCTCCGGAGCAATCTCCTCCAGAACACCCAGCTTGGTCAGCTGGGGACGAAGCTCATCGAGCTTCTCAGGATCATGCGCGGCATCGAGCCACTTCGAAACGTCGTGGTCGAAGACCTCCCGCACCTTAGACGGGAGACGCATGAAAGCGGCGTTCGCATTCGCGGACGCCAGCATAAGGTCGGAGAAATCCTCGAACTCCGACACATCGCGGTACGCGAGATCCACGTCTCGCATGTCGACCAGGACGCCGGTCTGGTCGTAAGTCTGAAGCAAATGCTTCATCTCGGAGCGCAGCCGGTCCGACTGGACCGTCTTGGACTCCTCAGGAAACTCGGTACGGACGCGCGGCCGATGCCGCGTCTCGTCCGAGGTATCGATGATCTGCGTCATCGGGGCCTCACGAATTGAGAGAGTAGAGGGATGAGCATCTGGGCGGCCTTACCGGAACCACCAACACGCGAGAACACATCCGCGATAGCCTTCTGTTGGGGAACCGTGAACTGCATGTATTGCGCGTCGGCCACCGAACGCGCAGAGGACGCCAATGACTGCGCATGCTCACTGCGCAGCAAATCGGCAAGGGCACCCTTCGGGGTGCCGTTAGGGTTGAAGTAGTAGCCGTACCGAGCATCTCGCATCCGCTCGTTAGCAGCCGCGATATCAGCAGAAGAACGGGCCTCCCGGCCCTCCTGCTGAGTCTTAGAGATCTGCGCGTCCAGGAGACGGAGCTGCTTCGCCTGCATAGCAGACTCCCGCGCAGAAGACACCGCTTCTCCCATCGACGAATCGACGGACGCGGTAGAACCCCCAGGGGAGGCTGCGCCCCCCTGGGAATAGGCCAGAGCCGGATTGAGGCCTGCTGCACGCATGTCCTCCACACCGGCCTGCCATGAAGTGTTGCGCATACGCTCCTGAAAATCGCGGTTGCGCTGGGACTCCCGGAGGTTGCTCCGGTTCGACCGCTCGCGTCCGAAAAACGACCCGACGGCCGACAGCGCCGCGGGAACGAACGTCGAAGCGGTAATACCCAAGAAAAGGAAACACATCTAGACCCCCTCCGGTTAGAACCTCGCAGGCGCGAGGGAAGGAGTGGGACGGACCGGAAGGGCCCGAGCGATCCGGAGATCGAAACGCCCATCGATGATGAAATCCGGTTCCGTAGTCACCGTCACGACACGCGACATCGGGGACTGATCTTCGATGAACGCCTGACTCAGCGTCGGCTGAGCCGCAAAGTCCTCCGACAGATGCCAGAAGTCCAACGAACCGGTCGCGTCCGACGCGAACTTACCGGTCACCAAGGACTTCGAGAATCGGTAGTCCGCATACCGCTCCTGATATCCGAACACGTCGTCATCGGTCGAATCACCTTCGATCCACAGCTCTTTATTGTAGATCGGCTGCTCTCCGAGCTGGGCCAGCTCCGGCCATAGCAGATCGAACTTGGTCGACCGCGACCACATCCGGTCCAGACCCTGCTGGTAACTCACCTCCGCACGAGCTCGGAGAATCCCGAAGACGAACCCATGCTCCACGAACGACTTCGCGAACGAGGCCGTCAAACGACCCGCGCCGACGCCTGCAAGCTGACCCTGCTCATACGTCACCGTATCCGACGTGTTCGCCACGGGCGTCACGTTCACGAATCCGCGACCACCACCGAGATACTCGGTGCGCTGAATCCGATAGTCGGGCACGTCCACACCGAAGTGCTCTCGGATGATCTCAGGGTGACGCGTTCCTGCCCGAGCATCCTTTTCGAGGAGCCGCTGGATCGCGGCCGCCTCACGAAGCGCGGTGATCGTCACACCGACACCGTCCGCCAGGTCGACGTAGAGGTTGTCCGCCTCACCCGTTGCCGACACGTCCACCAGGGCGCCGTCAGAATCGAGCGCCCGGTTCTGCGACAGGTTGTCGACATAGATCCCGGGAATCCCACCGCTCCCGGTGTTACCCAGACGCACGTTGAGCGTCCCGGAGAGCGCCGTAGAGGACGGATCACCCTTCTGCAGGTACGGAAGCGCGGTCGTGAAGTAGTCCGGCTTCTT